CGTCATCAACGACAAACCCTTTTAAATTTCCATTTTCATCTTCATCTGAATCACATTCGGATTCTTCATCATCCGAACACATATCTTCATCGTCCGTCTGAAGAAGATCAACGTCTGTATCATATTCGTCTTCCTTATAGTCATCTTCTACTTCTTCAAATAATTCTAATCTTTCTGGTACTTTTGATAATCTTCCAGAGCGTGTTCTTCGACTTACAGACATGTTTTAAATAGTATTAACACATTTCTTTTAAGTATTTTACTCATTAACACGCTATTTACAAAGATTGTAATATTTTATTGGTTAATATGTGTTTAGGTGGCGATTTACATTTACATTTTTGTATAAGCAATTTATTTTCTATTTCAAAATTTACATTACTTATACATTTTTCACACGAGTATGATGTTAGAAGAACGTGCTTTTTTGTATTTTTCTTTTCTACACTGTTTATTTTAAGATTTTTGTTTTTGAAAACGTTTTTGTTTATGAAAAAGTTCAATAGGTCAATAGTTTGTTCAAAACCCGTTGGTTCTGTATTTTTAACACTGTTTTTTGGTTTATATTTTTCAACTTTACCGTCCTTGTATAATATATTCGTAATTTTAGACGAGAGTTGGTGTCGTTTGCCTGTGAAATCTTTACAAAATCCAAAATGTCTCATCGTATCGGTAGTAGAAAAGCATTTTTGCGCTATAGTATCTCCTATTATGTGAAACCATACGTGATTGGAATTATGGTTACATTTTTTATTTTCACAATAAAATGAATTCGTTGCAATAAGGAATTGGTTTTTGTTTTCGTAAATTTTTGTTATTCTCGATAGATTCTGACCTTCTAAATACTTTCTTACAAATTCTTCGACAAGACTAATAGCTTCCTGATCTTTGAATTCGTTTTTTATTTGTGCGTTTGTAAAAGATCCTTCTGATTTTTTTGGATATTTACTTTCTATTATCACGGGGTCGTCTCTTTCTGTGCGTAAGGTAGCCATGTTCATTATTTTAACATCTGCGACTTGGCCGTCTATAGTTTCGAGTAATTGAAATGGACCGTACCTGTATATAAATATTGGTTTGTATTCACTCTGAGTTACTTTTCCTTTTATACATTCTGTACATCCCTGACCGGAACACTCTTCGTGTTTACCTTTTTTGTGAGACCATGGCATACGAAACCCACTCCCTCTCGCCTTTCTTTGTACACTTCCATAAACAGCTTCGTCAATTATATCGTTCCAATTTCTTGAACCGTAATACTCGTTCATTATTCGTACAAGAATTTCTCTAATTGCTAACGCTGATGACTGATTTACAACAAAACCGGGCCAATTTATGTGAACCCCTGTTTTAATTAAGTGTCCTACCTTTTTTGGTTGAGCTACGGAAATGAGTGCTTCTTTACCTCCCAATTTTTTAACCCTTTCGCATATTATTTTACAATAATTTTCGAGATCCGAAAATGAAATTTCATCTTCGTCTTTGTAATCGATATCCACGAAAAAGTTATAATTTTCGGTTTTTTGTTCAACTACGAATATTTTTTCACCTGAATTATAGGAATCTACGTATTTAATATAGAAATCATTCAATCTATCAAATGGCACGGAAAGGATACCTCCATCCATAAGCACATGTGATACATTGGTACTGTTCCAGAACCCTTGTTCTTTACACCATGATTTAAACATGGTTACTTACCAAGTAATAGTTTTATTTTTTTATATTGATTTAATCACTATCGTAGTGATGTCTCCAAATTGATTTTCGGTACGATATTTCTGGATACTCTTCCTGTTCTGATAAATTCTTTTTTAAAACAAGAAGTTCGTAAACTTTGTCATCCTTGTGTAATTCTGCGTACCTATCTGCCTTTTCCTGTGTATAACCATGTCTTTCAACGAGAAGATGTGAAATTTGTGAGAGTATGTAAGCCTTCGACTTCATTATTTAATAGAGAAGGTTTTTCTATTGAGTGAAGTTATGCATGCATAAAATTCTGGGTTATTAAGAACGTTTTTGACTATTCTATCCCATTGTTTTTTAGTATTGAATTCTGTTAACGTTTCAAAATTCATAAAATCATTTTCATCGTAAGTTCGTTTATATGGTTGCTTTTGTATTTTTTTAAGGTTTGTTTTCTGTTTCTCATCGTTGAATTTCTTGATAAGTTCAGATTGTTGCTGTGTTGTATAATCTACAAAAAATATAAAGACGTTGTATTCCAAATCAACGCCTGGACTTTCTTTAACTACGAATTTGAAATCCGAATATTGACCTTTTTTGAGAGAAACGACTCCTCTCGTTTCCTCTTCTAGTTCTCTCAAAGCACATCGTATTGGATTTACTATTTCTCTACGCCTGCACCCTCCGGTAACGAAAATCCAATCTTTGAATCGTCGGTCTCGGACAGTCAGAAACTTTGGTTTATCACCCGTAAACGTTACAGGTATTGCAATAGCCTTGTATTTCTTCATTGCTCATTAGCAAGTTATAATTGTAGGAGATGATTATTCTGATGAATCTTCCTCGGATTCTTGTTTTTCAAGGCTTTTTTCTTCCACTTGGGTTTGTAAAGTGTTTCCTTTTTCAGACTCGGATTCTGTAAAAGGGGATGGTCTGGGCCTGGATAAAAATGAAACAAGTTTTCCATTAAATCCCTTGACACCTTCCATTTCTTCGTTCGTTTTTTTGAGTTCCCTGTACATATACGCCGTGGCTACAATACAGACAATTACGGCTACTATTGTCATAGTATCTCGATCAAAGGTAAACATTATTAATATTAAAATGTAGTGTGAATTTTTTAAGTATGTATAATCGCACCCATCTGAACTCCATTTTCTTTTGGGCAATCATACCCCATTTGAGCAAATTGAATCTCCTGGTAATGTCCCTCCTTACACTCAGCATTTTGAGCGGGTTCTTGTTTTTTGGAGTCGACGAGATGATTCAAAGTTCCGGACTTGGGATCGTAAGTAATTATAAATATAAAAGCTGCGATAAAAACTAGTTGCCAGAACATTTATATTAAGTGGCTATAAAAATTAAATTAGTTCGAGTACATCAAACCACCCATACCATTTTCGATACGGAGGATGTTGTAGTTCACGGCGTAGATAGTATTAGAAAACGTCATGCTATCGGAAACAAGTCTCGCGGAATCGAGTCTACTGAAGTTGAGCGAACCTGTTGGTTGGAGCTTAGCAGTATCAAGGCAGAATGGAACCAATAAGATATTCTCAGCGACCGCCGCAGCCTGTGTATGGTAATACACTGGGACCGAGGTGTGGTGTGGAATAACTGGTTTCGAATCCGCAACATCCGTACCGTTAATTTGGAGTTTGACTTTCGCGGATGCAGACATACTATTGGTCGCGACCAAATATTTCATTGGGTGATTGAAGCTAAGTTCTTGGATTTTATTGAGAGAAGCGAGCGCCTTTTGTGTTTGTGTGAGAAGCATGTTTTGTGGTGCACTGGAAAGTGCCGTGCGTTCATCAGTATCGAGGTGGAGAAATTGAGCGTACACTTCGAGGTCTCCGACAATATTGGCATGATCAGCCCATGTAATTCTCAATTCAACATCGTGGTATTGAAGTGCAATCAATGGGATCGCGGATTGGACATTTTCACAAAACGAGAACCTGAGTGGGTAGAATTTTTCCGCCGAGTATTGAGCTCTCGAGTACGTTTGGTTCATAACCGTTGGTGCGAGAGCAGTAGAGAAATCGTAATCTTGTTCGTCGATGACTTGACCACCGATCAAAAGTTCAACTTTGGAGACGTTTTCGTCCCAAGCGGTAACATTACCCGCTCTATTAGCGATATAGACGTAACCGAGCATGTCACCTTTTCTTTCAATTCGAACAGTTGACATACCAGCTCGAGCTGGGTTGCCCTGGATAGTTTGTCTTTCGACAGTTTGGGCGAAGTTTGTGTGACGTTTGTAGTTGGACCTGAAAAAAGAAACTTCAGGTTGACCTACGAGATGCGCATCTTGCGCACCGATTGCAACGAGTTGGGCAATACCTCCAGACATATTTTATATTATACCAAGGTTTTTTATTTTTAAGCCTGTGTATAATATGAAAGATTTATAAAAAAAGAATTTAAGCTGCTGTAAATGAGATCGCGTTCATGTATATTTTTTCCGCACCTGATGCACCTATCTTTGATACGGTCAAAAGAGCATGACCATTCTGGTCTATAGAAACATCGGACGTAAACGCTATAAAATCTATACCAGTTGTTATCGTTTTTAAGACTTTTCTATCTGCCCCTGTGGCTAAGAGCGGTACAACAACCTGACCTCCGCTTGGTAAATTTGATATATCAAGTATAGCAACGTCCGCGTCTATCGACGTGAGTGGAGCTGTACCGTAACTCTTATTCTGTGCGTCTATCGTAAGCGTCCCTGACCCCGTTGTAAATGACGAAGTAATTTGTGTATTTGTAAGTTGGAGGTTTTGAGAATATACGTTACCACCCGCGTGTACGTCTTTGCCTATTTTAATGTTATTAGTCGTAACAAATGCGTTACCCGTAGCTGTAAACTGGATTACGTTTGATGTTACATTTGCACCCGCGCCTGCACTCGCGACATCATCTAAATTGAATGGTGATGCAGCGACATGTAAAGTGCCTATTGTGATGTTATCCGCTGCTACGTTCCCGGAAACTGTGAGTACATTCGATTCGTACGTGTTTATCGTAAGGTTAGCGGCTGCGACTGATGGACCTATAGAAACGTTTGCATTGTACTCGTGAATATTATCGAGTGACGAACCACCTTGTCCCCCTGAATCGTAAATCTCACCGGTCGTTGTATTGAACGATAAAACGTTATTCGAAGGTGCCGCGTAAGCTGGGTCGAGTTTTACTGCATTCGTTACTTTCAAAGATGCTACTGCACCTGCAGACGATTTAAGTAAAACATCACCCGCGTAATCGATTTGTTTCGTAGCTGCGATGTCGATATCACCCGCGGACGTTAAACCCGTTGTCGTGTTATTAAACGCGACGGTTTGTGTTGTTGTTGCACCCCCATCTGTAATAGTTTGTAAAGTGGAAGAAACTTCATCCCACGATACACCTGCGGCTGAACTTTTAAGGAATTTTTCAGTTGGGCCTGATGGACTTGTAAATGAAAGACGTGATATTTGCCAATGGTCGCCGCCTCCACCACCGGCGATAGCGTTTCTATGAGTAACAACAAAACCAAAGTATGTATATGCTGTTGTATTGGTAAAAGACTCTGTAGTACCAGATGCGGAATCTATAATTGTTGTAGACGAGTGTAATTGTGTCCAAGTTGTATTGTCATTACTTCCCAGAATACGCCATTGTTCTGGACGCCCAGCATATGATGGTGCTTGATTGTCTGGTTTTGCTTTTACAAATACCGATGTCGCTGCGATAGCACTCGCGAGTTGGATTTTTACCCATTCGCCATCTACACCACCTAAAGAATTACTTCCCGTGTAATTGTAAGGAGTGGTCCAATGATAATCTTCTGGACAGGAATAGTTGGTACTATCATTTCCGTCAAATACCTTATATGCATCGGATGAACTATCACTCGTAGATGCAGTATTTCCACCCGATGAGTTAGCGGACATAACTGCTGGAAAGGTACCACCTGATCCCGTGTAAGCCGAAAGTTTAGTCAAAGCAGTTCCAGACGCTGGACCTAATAACAGATCGTTTTCTGCTACTGCAGTTAAACCGGTACCACCTTTGGCGAGTAAGACTTGTGAACTCAAATAAGCGGGGTCGAGTACAGTAAGACCTGTAGTTACACCCGTACCACCTCGAGCAATAGCAACCTGACCAAAATTTTGAGCATCACCTAAATTTAAGGATGTTATATTCCCACCAGAACCCTGGAAGTTCCCCGCGAAGTATTGAGAATTAACCGTGTGAGCAGATATAGTACTACTTGATGCATCTATTACAGTTCCCGTACCGGTCAACTTTAAATTATCGGCGGTTACTTTACCCGTCGTCGTGACGTTACCGGATAAGACGTTACCCCAAACGTTTGCCGTGATGTATCCATCAGTCGTTGACATAGTTGGTGTAACCGTATCACTTTCGGATTTACTTGTTGTATAAGCGATGGTATATTCCTTACCTATGGTCTGACCCAAAAAACCTGCAAATACGTTTGCGGTTGGTCTTGACATGTGTTGCCCCATATCCTTTGCGTCTACGGCATTGCCGTGTGCGACTGCAAATATTTTATCGGTAATGTAGTGATCGTTTGAGTGTTGCGACGTAACATTACCTTGGACAGTTAAGTTTCCGGAAATGACTACGTTTGAACTAATAGATGTAATTTCACTAGTTGCGTCATATTCAATTTTACTCTCCTCAAGACCGCCAGACGCGTTCACGTACGGTATACTTTTATTAGTTAAGCTTCCAGTACCCGTACCACCTCGAGCCATAGGAACTATACCAGTATTAGTACCCTGATCCAAATCTAAGTGAGTTATATTCGAACCGTTTCCGTGAAAAGTCAATGCATGAATTTGACCATTTGGTACATTTAATACATTTCCCGTACCGTTTAATGCAACTTGTGCATCCGTTACTTCTAGAGCCACACCCGAAGCTTTAGTTAATGTTATGACTGCATCGGAAACGTTAGATACACCTGTTTGTGATTCAAGTACTTCGTCTAATGTAAGTGGAACATCGGACCATATGGGTGCCGTTTTACCCGGGTTTAATCGAAGAAACTGACCGCCAGTTGCCGATGATACACCTAATGTGCTAAGTGTACTTGGTGCAGATGCGTATGGTATATCACCTATTGTATATGTATCACCAATACCTGTACCACCTCTTGCGACATCGAGAACACCCGTAGTTATATTACCCGTACCTATATCTGTTACAGAACTACCGGAACCTGATATACTTGTTGCAGTAATATTATCTGCCGATATGTTATTGGATCCTTTTATTTCGCCAAATATACCTCCTACATCTACAATAACTTTATCTGCTGATACGACATTAGATCCTAGTATATCACCGTACAGACCTATCGAACCACTAACTTTACTTGCTGTTACGACATTAGACCCTTTTATTTCACCATATATACCCGATGTTCCAATAATGTCAGGTCCCACCACTTCATTATTTCCTACTATCGTGTCTGATTGAGTTAACGGCGAAGTAATTTGATTTGCAGCCGTAATAATATACGCGTTAATCTCACTTGCCGTAATTAAATTAGACCCACTTATGTTACCAAATATATAGTCATCGACAACTATATTACTGTACGCTTTTAACGATGTTGTTGGGTGAGTAAGATCGAGTGTGTTTGTTGTTATACTCGCTTTATCGGTGACAATTTGTAAATTGAGATTTGATAAGAGACCACCATCACCGTGATAATATTGTGCGTTTATATTCCCGGTTGTTTCTAGGGCATATGTTGATTGGGTAGGTACATTCATAACGGTTTGACCATCTGCACCTAACGTAAATAAATCCTGTGGGTTTGTATTTGCTATGGCAACGTGAGCTGTTGCTTGTATATCTCCTGTATGTATAACACCCGATACTTGAATTTTATTTGTTTTATCTTTATCGATAACGACTTCATTTCCCGCAGTCGATAACCTATCTGTTTTTGTATTACCTACAATTCGGAGATCATCGATATCAGTCGCTGCTCCTTTAATAAAAACCTTATCGGCTACAGATAAAGCGTGTGTAGGGAGTGTATTTGCAATACCTACGTTAGATGATGTAACGAAAGATGTCGTTGGGTGATTAAATTCAACTACATTTGCTGTAGTGTTACCTACAGTAGTTGCATTTTGTAAAGTAATACCGCCTAACAAATCTGTAGCTACACCCGAATCTACAAGTTCTGCTGATTGTGCGTGGTATGCGAAAAAGTTTGCGCCTGCTAATTCTGCGACCCGTAAAGGTGTCATATAAACTGAACCTGGTGTTGACGCCGCTATGGGTGCATCTGACGCATTTATCACGATAGTGTTTTCGGCCTGATTATCATTAGCGTGTTTACCAAACCGGATTTTGGTAGACCGCTCGATGGTAGGTATATTTTTAACCATTTAATATAAGTAAGTATTTTTAATTGGCGTATGTCAAACCCGCCATACCATTTTCGATTCTGAGAATGTTGTAATTTACGGCGTATATTGGGTCGTTTATAATCATATTTTGACTATGTATCTTTGCAGAGTCTAAACGACTAAAATTGAGCGTTCCTGTCGGTTGGAGTGAGCTCGTCGAAAGACAAAAGCAGTATAAAAAGAAATCGGGTGACGTTACGAATTGTGTGTGGTAATAGTTTTGAATTTCCATAAAATGTGGTTTCCCCCACTTATAATTACCTATATCGAGACCGTTTATCTCAATTTTTATTTTATTACTCGCGGATGTTAACGCACCCTCTGTTGATGTATCGGAACACGCGAGGTATTTTACGGGGTGGTTAAACGTAAGTTCTTGTGTAAGTTCCTGCGAAGGAATACTTTTTTGAACTTGTGTTATGAGTAGATCATGGTTTCGTGATACTATATTTCCACGTTCTTCGTTATCGAGGTAATAATAATTTGAATAACACTCGACATTATAATTAGCAGCTTGAGAACCCCAGTGAATACGTAATTCAACTTCGTGGTATCTCAAAGCAACCATGGGTATAGCACATTGAGGACCTTCACAAAAAAAGAAACGTAAAGGGTAAAAGTATGAACGTGCACTTATACCTGGATGTGTACCATTTGAGCTTTTAGAAACGTTCGTCGCGAACGTATCTATTGCTATTCTTTCGGTAAACACGGCGTCTTGTGAATCTATGATCTGACCACCAATAAGCAATTCGACCCTATCGATTACATTTTCCCAGTGTTGGATATCAAGCGATTTTGTGTTATCGTCTATAGTAAAGTATGTGTATCCTAATAAGTCACCTGATCTTGGAAATTTGATCGATGACATAGCGTTATTTTTCACAGCTCCCTGTATCGTTTGCTTTTCTGTGGATTGTGAAAAATTAGAATGCCGTTTGAAAGTTGAGCTAAAGAATGAAATTTCTGGTTTTCCCATAATGTGCTCATCTTGAGCACCAATGGCAATAAGTTGAACAACACCAGAAGACATTTATAATAAGAAAAGGTTAAAATTATACGTGTATATCGCCCTGAAAATATTAGAAGGCTAAATTTCTTTTTTTGCAAACGAATCTAAATATTAAACAGGTTTCGGTTGTGTCCGCCGCTGCACCTGTTTCCTTTAACAACTCAACAGTCATTCTATCGAGTTTCTTTATTGGGTTATAATATTGTTGAATAACTGGGTATTCATTTTTAAAAAGGAGTCGAGACGTTCCACCTGTTACGAGAGAACCAAAAACACCATTTAACATATTATCATCAGCCGTATCAAGATCTGTTTTTCCTCTTTGAGAAAAGAAAGTTCTTAATTCGTCAATTTTGAGGTGGACGAGTTTGTGCGCTCCACCTATACCGTTAATATGAGCAGCTGTTAATTGAGCCTGGACTATATTTTCGAGTGGTGTTGGGAAGAATGTAGTAAATTTTTGTTTTGAAGAATCATCAACAGAATCAACGATAACGGTGTGATATTCATATTCGAAATCGGGTAAAGTTGACTGACTAGTCACTAACGCCATTTATATATACTGGAGATTTTACTTCATCTTATAACTCGATTGTTCCTTGACGAGTTGTTGTCCGCCACAAACCCCACCTCGACTATCGGAATAGTACGAGTTACCGAGGCACGATGGCTTCGATTCGAGATCAAAAAGGGAACCTTCATTCGTTGTTTCAATTTCGATGGTCTGGTAATTGCTGGTTCGCATAGCGGCGAGAGCACATAACATCAAGAAGACAATCGCGATTGCCTTGAGAGTATTTTTGTTGGTGGCGTTGAGTTTCATTTGTTATGAACAAATATTTTTTATAAAGTGCGTTAAAGAATTTAGATTACTTTCAATATAAAGATTAAATGGACGGTGAGATTATCCTCAATAGAAGTGATACAAATGTAATGAAACTTGATGATAACGAACAGGCTCTTATGAATGAGATTGAAATTGAAATCCCAAGACCTC